ATAGCTACGCATGACTTCAGAGGAGAAAGTCAACTCATTTTCCAAGACCATCAACGCTTCGTTGGTAATCATGGAGATGGTAAGCAGATTATTGCTCATTTCATTTCCTTAAAAAAAATTGTGTTGTCAGCGGATTCTCCCTGCAAGTCGTGCAGCCTTCCAAGCCTGATAGTTGCCATGAAATTGACGGTTAGAGTCAAGGTCGGTAACTGGCCCGTTTGCTGACGCCTTAATCGGGTTGATCGGCGCTGGCGCTTTACTTCTTCCAACAGTAGTCTTTGTCTGAGGCTCAACCTTTTCAAATTGACCCTCCAACTTCCCAATTGTTGCTAAGGCTCTTGTCAAAGTCATGCCTGCCAGTTTTTCAGCAATGTCTGGATTCTCAGCCAAGTGATACAAGATGCGAGGGCCAACTTCAGATTCAAAGATTGCGTCTCTTACTTCATTGCTAACAGCAACATCCGCAGAGCCAACCATGTCCTCAAAGTCAGGCATTTCGCTTTTCGCAGATTCAACCCGCTTCGCCCAAGTATTAATTACTTTGTCACGTTCGGCTTGCACCTTTGCTTGCATTTCCTTTTGCTTTTCCTCATTCATCCGCTGGTCAACCCGATAATCCGTCAATGCTTTTGCATATTCATACATATCGGAAAACTGATTTGGCTGCGGCTCCTCGTCGGATTTAGGTTCAGCTTTAAGGTTTGCCCGTTCCTCGTAGTCCCGCAACTTTGATTCCAGTTGTTGCCTTGCTTCGCGCTCAGTTTGGGCTTCTGCCCTTGCCGCCTCTCGTTGCTTGGTAATTTCTGAAAACCTTTTCTCCAATTTTGGATTCTGTTTTCTATCCTCTACCGCTGTTGCTTCATTCTCGCTCTCAGATGGTTCACTCTGTTGCGGCTCTGTTTTAACAGCCTCGCTTGGTGCAGCTAAACCTAATTTCTTGGCAGCGAATTCAGCCATATTCTCGTTGGTAAGCACCGTTTGAGCTTGCCGTGGTTGCACTTGTGGTGCTTCCTGTACTTCTGACATAGGTTTTATCCTAAGAATTTGCCCCGTCTACTTGGCGGGTAAAGTTGTGCGGTTTATACCACAATTATTGCGTCATTTGTTGAATTAATGGATTTGCCCCTTGACCAATATCTTGTTGGGCAAACTGTGCATATTGTTGTTGTTCAGCATTCCTGCGGTCAATTTCCATTGTCAAACGGCTTGTGTCCATTCGGTGCAACAGTAAATCAACAATAGCCTCAATCTCCGTTTTGTTTTGGCTAGTAATTGCTCGAGTATTCTGGTCATTGACCTTAACTTCTGCCATTGTTTCGGTGTTATGGGCCTTGGAGGTCTGGCGCATAAGTTCGCGTTTAGTCTCAGCATCTTGCCTAACGCCTTCAATATCTGCGCGTTGTTTCATAGCCAGTTGCATTGCCGCCATCTGGTTTTGCATATCTTGGACGGTTTTCTTAGCCTGCGCCAATTGCATTTGTACCTGCGGCGGTACATCCGATTTCTCATCAATCTGTGACAAGGGATTCATTGCGGCCAAACGGTCAGCGATAATGTCAGCGCCAGGGAAGTCCATGTTCCTGAACACCAAGTCACCGGCCACATTAAACAGTTCAGGCTTTGCCATTAGCGGCATCATTGCGTCTACGGCCTGTTGGCGCTTGGTCATAAAGCCAGGGCCAATATCCATTACAACGTCATATTCGCCCACAGTAACGTCATTCAGCACGGCTTCAATGCCATCGTCACCGGTTTGGTGTTGGTTAATGGTTTCCATGCTTGGTTGCCCGTCCGCGCCAATAATCCGCATTACACGCTGAGTGTCGTAAATCTTTGGTACTAAATCTAGGATGATCTTGCCCGTATGCCGAATGCTACGGGTCATGTTGTCGTAAAAGTGAAAGTTAGATAGGTCAACTTGGTTCTGTTGTCCAGCCAGAGCCTTACCGCTGATATTTCCGCTTGGAAGCTGATTTGGGTCTACTATGCCCAACACCATCTGCAAGTCGGCAGAAATGGCGTTTGCGGCCTCCATGATGCCAACTGGCGGGGATTCAGGTTGCAGGCGAGTCGGTACAGGGGCTGGAACACCCTCAATGTCTTTTTGCTTGTAGCGCAGGACGGGGCTAGACTTGATGTTAGCCATTGCCCATTCGCTTTCATGGCCTTCGTCTTGTCCTTCAGCAAGCAACCATTTGGCTTTGGGAGCCAATGCAATGCTCTCGGTCATGGAAGTGCGCCAGAAGTTGTACATCCGCTGTGGGTCTTTGGCAAAGCGAACTAGGCCATACTTCTTGCGCTTGTCGTCCACAATAACCTGTGCGCCGTAGCAGGGAACTACGGGGATATATTTACCGGCCCAAGTCTTTTCCTCGAGAATTTCCATCGCGGTCATCTTGACCCACTTAACGGCCTTGCGGAAGGATTCACGCTCGTCAATGACTTGCAAGCCTGCGGCGTTTACACGCTCAAAGAATGAGTCCGAGTCTGCGAAATGGCGGGAACCGTCGCTCAGAAGGTACAGACGGGCTTTTTCACGCTCAATGTAGAAAAACTCGGCAATGCGTATATCTTCCTTTGTAATCCAACTTGCGGTGTCATCGCCGGTTGACCGTTGTTGAAAGTTAGCGCCATCGTCCGCATTAGGGTAATGTTCGCGAAATACTTTTTTGTCCATTACCGTGGTGATTAGGCATCGTTCGGCATCCGACCCATCGGGCAAGACGGAATTAGGGTCAAAGTAAACGGTAAAAGGATTGTCGATGGTGTCAATGTAGATTTCTTGGTCAAAGCTATCTTCGCTGGTGTAGCGGGTATTTACCCTCCAATAGCCCCAACCCATACGCACGGCGTAATCAAAGGCGGTGTCGTATGCGGTGTCAGCGTTGGAATTAACTTCAATGTGGCGGCAAATACCCTCAATGGTCTGGGCTACCTTGTAATCTGCCAAGTTGTTAACGGCGTGAACCTTAATGCGCGGACGTTGCTGGCGTTGCTGATTAGTCACCTGACGAATGTAAGCATCAATCTTGTTAATGGTCAGGCAGGGACGGGCTTCCACGTTGCGTGAGTTTTGAATTTCCACGGGCCATTGGTCGCCAGCGGCAAACTTAACGTCTTGCAACGCTTCTGCACGATTTGTTGAATCTGCTTCGTTAACCAGCCGCCAGAACTTGATTGCTTCGTTAATACGCCCGTCTGCGCTGGAAGTTTGTGCTTGATAGTCAGCCATAGTTAACCCCTTTTTTCAATTATCCCACTAACCCATCCAACTGCCAACTGAGGCGGTCAGGGCTTGTTTCTTACGCTTTACCGGCTCTTTAATCATCAGTGCAATATACCTAAATGCGTCCGCACCGTGGGAATAGTGGTCATGCAATGGGCTGCGGCTAAATTGCCCTGTGTCTGGGTCAACCTCGTAGCGGTAGTGTCTCAGGCAAGTAATCCCGTCCGCAGCGTGTTCGCGGTCAAACCAGCAGGAAGGGAAGATTGTCCTGGCAGCGTTGATTGAGTCAACAATTGGAACCTTGGGCAAGATGTTGGTTTTGTAGCCTGCTGCTCTAACAATGTCATCAATGCTGCGTCCAGCCGCCGCTAGGGTCTTATTCTCAGCGTCATGCGGTAGCCAAATGGTGTCGTAGACGTAACCAAAGGTTTGCATGGTCGCCATGTAATAGCTGATTGTCTTTTGGCTATTCTCAATGTATCGAATTAAGCGGGTTTCCATGCCCACAAATTGCAAAAACCATATCGCCGTGCTATCCGACCAACCTAAGTCAAAGACCGCATGAACCGGCTTGGTAGCGTCATAGGCTACACGGGTAATGCGCCCGTCCTTTTCCGCTTGTTGCATTTCCTTGGCAAAGATAGCCCCGTCCACCGTTTGGCGGCACAAACCTTCCCAAACTTGGTTATAAGCCTCCTCATCGCGGGTTTTGAGCGCATCTTTCTCTAGGCGCAGCGTCTCAGGAAACCAAGGATTGTCCGACCAATTTATCTTAATTTGGATGCAATCCTCGGGCGACTTTAATACAAACCGCTGGTAAGTCTCATCCGTCTCCAACTCAGGATTGAATGAAACCCATATCTCCGAGTCCTGCTTGCGAATGGTAGGAATCAGCACATTCCAGGACAACCGGCTTACCGTTTGGGCTTCTTCCACCCAGCAAATATCCACGCCTTCGTAGGATTTGATGTTTGCAATGTTGTTTTTTAGGCCAGCAAAAGCAAACTCAGTCCCGTTCTTGCCCCGAATGCTTGCTTGGGTAATCTCATAGAACCCTAAGAGGCCAAGCGCCTCGATCTGGTCGCACAGTAGCTTATGCACCGAATCGCGCATCGAGGTCATGAATTCCCGAGCGCAAAGGATACGCATTGGGCTTTTTGCCCCAAGAATCAGCAATGCTCTAGCTATTCCCCAAGACTTAGCGCCGCCCCTGCCGCCGTAAAGTACCTTGTACCGGCTTTTTTTGAACAAGCCTTCTAGCTTAGACGGAAACTCCGCATTAGCTATTGCGGCCTGCACATCACTCATTGGGTTTGACGAATGTGACTTGGATGCCGCTTATGAGTGGAGTGCCATCTGCACCTGTGATTTCTTGTTTTACGCTTTCCCGATATTTCTTAGGAAACCGTGCCGCCATTGAGCGCGACCACAATGATGCATTCAGCCTTGGTCCTTGGTGGTTCTCAACCATGTAAGCCTGTGCTTGATCTTCCCACCATGTCTGCTCTAATTCCTTTGCATATTCCAAGGCGTGCAGAAATTCCTCATGCTTATCTCTCCAATCGAATAAGACCCTAATAGAAACCCCTATATCGGCTGCTATTTGCTCAATAGACTTGCCAATAGTTCCCAACTCCACTACACGATCACAGTATTCCTGCTTGTATAGAGATGGGCGACCTACAGGGCGTTTTACAGGCGTTTCTGTCATTGCAATGGCCATCCATTTATGTTTTGTATATCTAATAAATCTTCATTGCCAGGAAATAACACAATTCAGCAGCCGCTAAATCAGCCAGTTGATTAAATTCTCTTGCTCGGTCATTGGCAGACCCAAGCATTTGCTGGAGGCTTGTAACCGGATTTTAGAGAAAGTCTGACCCTCTGCGCTTTGCCGTGTCAATAGCACTGTAAACATCAGCAAGCGTCGGCATATTTCATTTCTTTTTGGCAGTTTTGGCAGATTCTTTGAATGCCGCAGCTGTAGGCGCACCTTTTGCGCCAGGTTTACGCATACGCTCTACTTTTTCGCCAGCAGCTTTTTCTTGCTTAATGCGCTCTTGCTTTGCGTGGATGTTGGCATAAAGTCCAGGTTTAGTAGCCATGATTTAACACTTCCATCGTTTGAGGGCTGCTTTAGCGCGTTCGCCGTTTTTTGCATTGGCTGCTACTGCACCCATTCGTGCACAAAATGAATCTTTGCGACCTTGGTCTGCTTTTGTCTTTGGATTAGGCGCTGGCGGCTTTAGGTTTGCGTTGTTCTTGGCGTTGTACTCTGCACGGCCTTTAGCGGTCATTCCTGCGCCTTTATCCGTGGGGTTGTAGGTTTTACCCTTACCCGTGGTCTTATGCGGAATTGGCTTGTCGTGCTTCATTTCTTCGCTTTGGCTTTTTTTTCCGCTTCACGCTTTACGGCGTAACCAATCGCCACGGCTTGCTTTTGGGGCTTACCGGCGGCAATTTCCTTGGCAATGTTTTTAGCCATTGCTTTGGGGGTCATTGACTTAATTAATGGCATTACGATGCACCGTGGATGATGGCAAAGTTGATGATTACAGCTTCGGAATAAGAAGTAGATGCGGTCAAGTTACGCAAGGTAATCAAAGCAGAACCGGCAGCTAGGTAAGAAACGTAAGTAGTGTATGCACCAGCGGCACTACCAATAGTGTTACTAGAAACGCACACAATAATTGTGTCATTGGCGCTAATTAGGTTATTTGTCAAAACAAATGATGCTACTGCACCGCCAGCCAAAGCAGCGG